CATTAAATTATTTATTTGGTCTTTAGATAATAAATCATCTTGATTTAAAATGACATTTGGGCTACCACCGTATGTTAATAAATTTATTTTATTTGACACAATATTAGTGACTGTACCTAACGTGGTCATTTTTTTATCTTTTGAAAAATTAAAATTATTTTTTATTTGTATAAACCCTTGTGTTGCCAAATTAAATTTAAAATCATAAGGATTATTGTTTTCACCTTTTTTTGAACTCACAAATTTACCAGCTCTTATTAATATTTCGTTTTCTTTTTGTATGATATCTGTGTTGTATCTACCTTGAATAGTGACATCTTCTGGGTCAGCAAAAACACCTTTTAAACTTGGTATAATGTTATTGTTTGTTTTTATACTAGTAACTGGTGGGTCTATCTTACCCGTCCCATATGAAAACATTCGTCTAGCAGATATGGACCCTTCATCTTTTCTTAATTTATCTAATGATGAAATTATTGGTCCTATATAATAAACATCTTGGGTCATTGCACCTTCAAATGTGAAAACAAGCACTGCTTCATCTACTTTAGGAATAACTGATAAATGTTTTGGTAATAATGGAATAGCTGTTGTCCATATTCTGTTACCTTTAGCGTCTAGTTTAACTCCAGTACCACCAACAGATGGTGTTGCTGGTATATCTACTTGTATTCTCCCAAAACCATATTCATCATAAATTCCTTTAACGATAGCAATTTGAGCTATCTTAAAAATATTCTTTTGAAATATGTTTTTATCTGTGACATTAAATTTACCTATAAAATACATTCTAATCTTTTTTTAATCTTTTTAATAATAAAACATTTGCATAATTAAAACGATTTTCAATCTCAACTAATTCATCAAAATCTTTTAACATCTTTAATTTCAAAGACTCGTAATCAGCTTCCATTTGTTTAACTTCAAACAAAATTTCATTGTTTGTTTTATCATCTAAATCTTTATTTTTATTTTCTTCACTCATATTAAAACTTTTTTAAGTCATTATACCATTACCCATGGCCATACCAGTAGTAGCACCTTGTCCAACAGTTGGAATACCTAGGTTACCAATAGCAACAGTAGTTACTGGAATGCCAGGCGGCAAAGCAACTTGAACTACAGCTTCTGTTTGTAAGGCGTTTACCATTTCTTCTGCTCTTATTAATTCCATTATTTCTTCAGTGTTTGGACTGTTACTAAAAACATCACCAGTTACTCTACCAGCTTCTGATTGTCTTGCTATAATTCTAGAAGCAATTGATTTTGCTGACAAACCTGGTCGTAATGAAGCACCTAACATTATCAATGGTGGTGGTAATGGTATTGCTGGTTTTTCTGGTATTTTAAAAACACTTAGAAGAAGATTTATAATCCCACTTAAATTTCGTAATGAAAAATTAGTACTTGCGTTAGGGGCATTTGGTGTATTTGGTTTACAAGATGTTTTTGCCATTATGATAATCCTTTAATAATTCTGATAGCGTCTTGTGGAACTCCAGTTAAGCTCAACAACTGTGCTAACTTATTTTTACTTTTTTCAACAGCTTTTTTAGCAACAACACTATTTGCTAATTTTGTCATTTCTTTCATCCCTATTGCTAATAATTTTTCTACCACAATATCTGAAACTGTTTTAATCATTTCTTTAATTAACCTTTTATTCTTTTTAATAAATTCAACTGGGTCTTTGTATTCACCACTTAAAGTATAAATTATTTTAAAGTTAATAAGAAATATCATTAGTATTTTAGGTGATAATATAACACTAACAATTGCTTTTGTCAAGCTACTAATTAATTTTTGTATGAAATCTAATTTAACAGAAATTTTATCACTTTGATTTGGTACGTTTTTAGCACTTTCATCACTCATTTTATCTATGTTAGCTGTTAATGTTTGTTTTTTATCAACAAACGATGCAGCGTTGTTCATTTCCTCATTAAAAGTGATTAACGTATCTGAACCAACAGTGGAAATTGATTCTGTTGATGTTTTTACTTTAATCATACCACTTTGTCTTCTTGCTGAATCTCTTTCTATTGTCGCTATTTGTTGATTATCAAAAGTGAAATAACTATCATCTATTTCATCATCACAACCATCATCATTTATTAGTTTATCAACAATATTATTTATTTTACCTTCTTGGTCTAATTGTTTTTTTGTTTTTGAAATGGTTACAGATATTGAACCGAAAATAACATCCATAATGTTATTAACTACTTTTTGTGCATTGAATAATGTAAGTGAATCAATAAAATCATTATTTAAATCAGTTAATGTTTTATTGTCATAACTTTGGTTAACTCTAATAGTGAATGTATTATTTGGTCTATTAACGTTACCTAAAGAATTAAAAGTAATATCTAATATACCTTTCCATGATTGTGTTATACCATCATTTTGAGTAACACCATATAAAAAAGTGTTAAAATCTGAAGAATTCGTTAATGGTGATGTGATATCATCATATAATAAGATACCAACTTTTGAATTAGCATCTACTTTAAACATATCTAAGAAATCTGCTTTTTTAACTTCAATGTTAATACCAACACCAGTTGATTTTAAAAAACTTGGAATGCTTGGATTAACACCACAACTAACTAGTGTTATTAATTCTCTTTTTAAAGCTGTTTTAACCTTAACTTCTATCTCATCGAATGAGTAAGTTAGGATATCAACAACAGAGTCTCTTAACGCTTCGTAACCAATTAATGATTTTATTAAATCGGTTAAAAAGACAATAGGGTCTTTACCATTGTTTAATGATGGTAAAGAGTTTATTAATTTCATAATTGGCATTTGCTCTGTTAAAACCCTAGCTGATGCAATATATCCGAAAACTTTCTTTTTTTGGTCAAGTAATGCCATACATTAAAATAATTCATTGTCGTTATTTTCGTTCAACCCACCATTTTTAATCATTTCTCTAATTGATTTATAATCATTTAATGATGCACTGCCTTGGCTTCGTTCATTAATAGTTGATTCAACGTCACCACGATTTTTAATTATATCACTTTGTAATTTAGCGATTTCTAATTTAATTCTGATTGCTGAGTCTTTTACTTTTAGTAAACTACCTTTTTCTTTTGCTATTTTAGTTAAATCATCAACGTCTACTGGAGAAGCACTAGCTGATAATTCATTGATGGTTTTTTGAGCGTCATTTATTTGTAAACATGCGTCATTATAAGTTTCTTGCATTAAACCTTCTAATGATTCTGTATCGTTAACTTTTACGTCTTGTTTCTTTTTTCTAGGCATTTTATTTTAGTTTTAAAATGTTTGTTATCTATATATATAAATACCTAATATATTAAAAAAAATAATGTAAACATCTATAAACCATAGTTTTTTAAAACTTCATAAAGTAGTTTATAACGTTTCATTCCAATCCTAATATCTTTAGTTGATAAATTGGTGTAATTCCTCATAGTTTCTAAGAAAGAATTCTTATTATATTTAGACCCTCCTTCCATTGAAGAGAAGACTAATTCCCAATTTTCTAAAATATCTATTAACGCATAACCAATTTTAATTTCATTTTCATTTAATTTTTTCTTATGGTTATTTTCGCTTTCTAATTCTGTTTTAATTTCACCGACTAATTTTTTAATGAAGTCACCCATTTCAACACTATCTCTATCGATAACGTATGTCAAATCTTCCCTTTCTTCGATGCTATCGTTTAATTCTTCGTAAGATGTTGTTTGTCTAATATATTTTTCATCTTTGATTAGTAACCCTAAAATATAGTGTTTACTAATTGTTCCAAAATATGAATAAGCTTTTTTGCCTCTACCACTTTCAAATTTGTGTACTTTTGTCATTAGGAAAGATAAAGTGTCGCTATGCAACTCTTCAAATGTCTCACCCTTTCTATACAACTTGTACTTTCTAATTATCGACTCTATCATTTTATCGAGTGGCCCTTTAAGCCACTCGTTAAAAATTAGATTCCTTTCTGTTTCGTCTGTTGATTCTAAAAATTTGATTACTGCTTCTTCTTCTTCTGGACCAAAGTACATTTCGTTTGTTCTTTTTCGTCCTCGTTTTGTAACCATTTTTTAATTTTGTGAATCATACGTTATATTTCTATCTTTAGCGAAATAATATTCTTTTTTAGCAGTTGCTAACCACCATCTTGCCTCAACTGGGTCAATAGTTTCTCTATAAGATGCAAATAATGAGTCTTTTCTTTGGTTAATATGTTTGTATCCAAATCTAGGGATAACCATAACTCTAGCGTCTTTAAATGTCATTCTTAATAAGAATTCAGTAATGAAGGTTAATTTAATACTTGGTTTAAATCCTCCGAACTCATCATACATTGATTTTTTCATTACAAATCCATCAACATTAAAGTTTTGGTAAGCTAATAGAGCATTGTTGTCTAGGATTCCTAATTCATCAGAAAAACTTTGAGCCCATACTGCTTCGTTTGTAAAACCAATAAACTCATTATTTTCATTAACGTCAATAACGATAGGCATAAAGATATCTACGTTAGTATGTGCTTTTTGATATTCAACAACATTTTTAAACCAAATATTAGAATATTCATCATCAAGTTCTAAGATTGAGAACCATTCTGTTTTACATACTGACACACCATAATTTATTTGAGATGCGAAATCAGTTTGTCCATCATTTTCAGCAATAACAACAGAATTGCTATAATCACCAAAATCTAGAGTTTTAATATGTTTTACTACATCACTATTTTTAGGTGCTACAATTATTAAAGTTTCTGGTCTAACATTTTGAGTTAGGACACTTTTAATTGCGTTATCTAATAAAGGTTTAGTCACTTCATTTAAAGCGTGCACTGGTAAAATTACACTTAT